GACTCAACCGAGATTGCGGAGTGGAAAGAAAAGCAAGCCATTAAAAACGCAATTGGCGACACTCATTCGGTTGACTCTGACGAACTCAAGCAACGTAAGTTAGCGGCTGAAACCTCAATAGCAGAAATTGAAGCGGCAAAAGCTCGCGGTGAAGTAATAGAGCTTGAAGCGATTACAAAGGTAATCACTGACGATTACATGACGCTAAAGCAGCGGCTTAGACAGATACCTCAAAGACTAGCGCCTCTAGTTGTTGGTGAAACTGATGAGCTACTAGTCAAACAAACAATAAGCGAAGAAATAGACGATGCACTCACTGAACTCTCAAACGAGTATTACGGAGAGTCAGACGATATTGAAGAAGAGGTTTAACAGCCTTAAGCAATATCTAAAGCCACCACCTAAGTTAACGGTCAGTGAGTGGGCTGACGAGTACCGCATATTATCGCAAGGTAACGCAGAGGCGGGAAGGTGGAGAACTAGCCGCGCACCTTATCAGCGTGAACCTATGGATTGCATGAGTAACCCAGACGTATTTAGAATTACGTTAATGTGGGGCGCTCAACTAGGTAAGACTGAAACCATTAATAACGGTATCGGCTACCACATACATCAAAACCCATCTAGCCAGATGATGATGCACCCAACACAGGGCGACTTGTCTACATGGCTAGAGACTAAGTTAAACCCTTTATTGACAGACACGCCAGAGATTAAAGAGCGAGTTGCAAAAGCTAGAGGTCGAGAAGGTGTTAACAACCAAAGGATGAAGTCTTACCCCGGCGGCTTCTTAATGTTCGCTTGGTCAGGCTCGCCTAACACAATGAGAGGTCGCTCAGCCCCGCGCATATGGTGTGACGAGGTTGACGGTTACGAGACAACGCAAGAGGGCGACCCTATTAACCTATTATGGCAAAGGGCTGCAACGTTTGGCGATGCTCGTCAATTGGTTGTCACAAGTACACCAACGATAAAAGGGTTTAGTAGAGTAGAGAAAGCATTTGACCAAGGCGACCAGCGGCACTTTTATGTTCCTTGTCCTCATTGTGATGAATTTCAGATGCTCAAATGGTCACAAGTTTCATGGCAAAAGCAAGGCAATGACCATTTACCACATACTGCGGTTTATGCTTGTGAGTGTTGCGGCGTTGAAATTAGCGATGGTCATAAGCAAGCGATGCTTAAGCGCGGTGAGTGGAGAGCTGAAAAGCCTTTTACTGGTCATGCTAGCTTTCACCTTAGCGAGCTGTATAGCCCTTTCCGTAAGTGGCGTGATTTAGCTACTAGCTTTTTAGAAAAGAAAGCATCAGGCGATTTACAGAGCTTTGTAAACGTTTCATTAGCTGAGACTTGGGAAGAAGAAGGCTCAAGCTTAGATCATGACTTGCTATACAAACGCCGCGAACATTATCAAGCCGAAGTGCCAGAAAGCGCCGTTGTACTCACATGCTCGGTTGACGTTCAAGACGACCGCCTAGAGTACCAGGTGGAAGGATGGGGCGAGGGCGAGGAAAACTACAAGGTTGACTTTGGTATCTTGCGAGGCGACCCATCAAGGCAAGAGCTATGGCAAAAGCTCGATGAAGTGTTAGGTCAAAAATACAAGCACACTAGCGGCGTTGAGTTACCTATTGCTTGTACGGCGATAGACTCAGGCGGGCATTACACACAACAGGTTTACAGCTTTGTTAAGACTCGCGAAGTAAGACGAGTTTACGCCATTAAAGGCAGCTCGCAGGCAGGCTCCGCTATTGTTGGCAGGCCTAGCAGAAGTAATAAGGGTAAAATCAACTTGTTCGGTGTAGGCGCTGACACAGCCAAAGAATTAATATTTAAACGCTTGCAGATTAATGAGCCGGGCGCGGGTTATATTCACTTTCCTGTTAATGACAAGTTCGACCCAGAATGGTTTGAACAGCTAACCGCTGAAAAGTGTGTAACTCGTTATCGAGAAGGTCGCGCTTATCGCAAGTGGATGAAAACAAGATCCAGAAATGAAGCGTTAGATTTATCGGTTTACAACCTAGCAGCGCTTTACATTCTCAACCCTGTATTTAAGACATTAAAGAACAAGTTAATTCAACAGGAAGAGCCAGAAATCAAGCAGACAAGCATTGAAAAATCACTTGTTGAGCCGGAAACACAACGAAAACGCAGGCGACCATTAAGGCGCGGCGGGGGATTTGCTACAAAATGGTAATTAAATCAATTCAAGCTGGTGATACTTACAAGCTATCCTTTTCAGCAGATTACGACTCCGCACTATATACGCCTAAGCTATTGCTTAATGATGGTGTTAATAAATATGAAAAGGTCGGCACTGGTGATTATGAAATAACATTTACCGCAGCAGAGACAGCAGCTTTTGTTGCAGGCGAATATGCTTATTCAATTGTCCTGTTTAACCAAGATGAGCGAATCACATTAAAGTCTGGCTTTTTAACTGTTATAGCAAACCTAGAATTGGCAGGCTCAAACGCTAAAAACAAATATCAGATTATCGTTGATGCTATTGATGCCAGTGTTTTAGGTATTGCCAGTGCTGCACAAAAGAATGTGACTATTAACGGCAGAGCAATCGAGCGCTTTTCACCGGATGAGCTAATACAGCTTCGGAATAAATACGCGAAACTTGCGGTTGATGAACAAAGTCGAATTGACGGCAAGCCGAAGAACCGCAAAATATACGTAAGGTTTTAATCTATGGCATTTTGGAATCTAAAGAAAGACAAAGCGCCAGAGCCTAAAAAGCGAAAGTCTGCGCGTTCATTTTACAACGCTTGGATGGCAGCGGTAACGGATAATTTAACAGAGTCATGGACTCGTCAAAGCTATCCCATAAACGAACAAATTAAGCGCGACCTTAAAGTGTTACGCGCAAGAAGTAGAGACTTAGCCAAAAATGACCCGCATGTAAGAAAGTTCATTAGACTAATGAAAGCGAACATAGTCGGGCGCTCTGGTGTAATACTGCAATCCAAAGTTAAAAACGGTGACGGCTCGTTAGACAACGTGGCAAGTAACGCAATTGAGGCGGCTTGGAAAGAGTTTGGCAAGTGGGGTATTGCTAGCACAACCAATAGTAAAACGTTTGTAGAGATACAGAATTTATTCTGGGACCATGTGTTAAGAGATGGTGAAGTCTTGATCATGAAGGTTTACAGCGACAAGGTTAACCGATTTGGTTATGGCTTGCAGTTTATCGATCCAGAAATGCTAAGCACTGATTGCAACAGAGAGCTACCAAACGGCAACAATATTAGAATGGGCGTTGAGCTAGACCCCTATAATATTGCAGTTAATTATCACTTAGTTTCTACTAACACAGCGCATAAGTCATTTTATGAGTTTGCCGGTAAGGGCTATATCGTAATGCCGGCTAATCGCATTATTCACCGCTTTTTCTCTGAGTATGCAGACCAACACAGGGGCATACCAGAAATAGCCTCTGTTATGAACCGGATTAAGAACCTTGACGGTTACGAAGAGGCAGAGATTGTAAGCAAGCGCGTATCAGCCTCTAAAATGGGATTTTTTAGTCGTAATAGTGAAGGCGCAGGGTACGAGGGAGAAGAATACGAAGATGGCGTTTCAATGGACGCTAGACCCGGTGTTATTGATGAACTTCCGGATAACGTAAACTTTAACACGTTCGATCCTTCACACGATGGCGCAAGCTACGAAGCGTTTGTAAAGTCTGCGCTCAAAAGTATATCGGCTGGCTTAGGTGTCTCATATCACAGCCTAGCGAATGACCTAGAGGGTGTTAATTACTCATCAGGTCGCTTAGGTGCGCTTGAAGATAGAGATACTTACATGGCCTTACAGGATTGGTTTATTAATTGTTTTATCGAGCCTGTTTTTGATGATTGGGTTGAAGTATCAATTATGCGTGGCGCTATACAAACCGCATTCGGTGGCACGTTACGCCCAACGGATTTAAACCGCTATAAAAACGCTAATTTTCAAGCTAGACGTTGGTTATGGGTTGACCCTCAAAAGGACATGACAGCAAATGAAAAAGCGATTGCACTTGGACTAACCAGTCGAGCCGCAATCATACGCGAGCAAGGCAGAGACCCAGAAGATGTATTTAACGAGATAGCCGAAGAAAACAAACGGCTAAAAGAATTAGGAATCTTACAGCAACCCGCTTCGGCGGGTTTTTTAATGCCCGAAGAAGAGGCTCAGGACGATGAGTAAAGAATTAAGCACAAGAGAAAAAGCGCTAAATCAAGAGTATTTCAGAGATTTAACGTTTACTCGAAATAATGTTGATGAAGAAAAAAGGACGGTTGAACTTAGCTTTTCTAGTGAAGAGCCTTACGAGCGTTGGTTTGGTATGGAAATACTCGACCATGGCGAAAGTTCAGTTGACCTAAACAGACTTAGGAAGGGTGGAGCGGTCTTAGTTGACCATGACTCACGCGACCAAGTAGGCGTTGTCGAAGAGGTAGTAATTAGCAGTGAACGCAAGGGGCGGGCGCGAGTGCGGTTCGGTAAATCGCAGCGAGCTAGTGAAATCTTTCAAGACGTTTTAGACGAGATTAGAACGAGTGTATCAGTGGGTTATGAAATCCGCGATATGAAGCTTGATGGAAGAAATGGAGATTTAGACGTTTACAGGGTAAACAACTGGTCGCCTTTTGAAATCAGTATCGTCTCTATTCCCGCCGACACATCCGTTGGCACTAATCGCCAAAAAGAAAATAAATCCAAACTCATTAAAGAGGAAGTCAAAATGACTACTGAAAACACCGCCCCTGTGGCAGAAAAAGCACCGACTGTTGATGTATCAGCAGTTCAAAGTCAAGCGCGTTCTGATAGCCGTAAAGAAGTATCAGACATGCTTAAAATGGGTGAGCAGTTTAAAGCGATGGATATTGCTCACAAGTGTATCGAGAAAGGCGAAAACGTAGACATTTTACGTCAGCGCATCCTTGAGTCACGTTCAAATGACGAGCTAGTTAAAGCCGAGTCGCCAGAAGTTGGTTTAACTGCAAAAGAGACTCGTAATTACTCAATGACAAAGCTTTTACATGCCTTGTCTAACCCGACTGACTCACAAGCACAACGCGCAGCAGCGTTTGAGTTTGAAGTATCAGCAGCCGCCTGTCAGCGCATGAATAAAGAAACGAAAGGCGCTCTAGTACCTTACGAAGTCTTAAAGCGTGACTTGAATGTTGGCAC